AATGCAGTAAATGCATACGTATCTAAAATATTTGCAGGTAAAAAGGTAGATTGGGAAGAGATAGGTACAATATATAGGGGTGATGAGAAAAAACCTGCAGCTACAGCTAAAAGATTATTTAAAGAAAAGGTAGTAAAACAAATGGTAGAAGAAAAAATGAAGGAAGTACTAGCATCTAAAGGTATAAATAGAGGATTTGTACTAGATGTCATTAGAAAATCTATAGATATAGCAGAAAATAAAGAAGATGTTTCAAATATGCTACGTGCTGCAGAGAATTTAGTGGATATGTTAGAAATGAAACCTAATAAAAAGATTACAACAGACACATTGCAGATAGATATGACTAATCAGATAGCAGATAAGATTGAAACTGAAGAAAAAAAGATGATTGCTCAACGAAAAACTGAGATTTAATGCAAAATTCCCAAATTAAAGAAAAACTATCTGCAGATATTATTTTATTTGGAAAAATCTGTTTTCCTAATATGTTTTCTACAGATTCTCCACCATTTCATTACGAAATTGCTGGATTATTAGAAGATATGGATAATAATAAATTAAATATTATTGCACCTAGAGGACATGCTAAGTCTTCTTTAGTTGCATGTGTGTTTCCTATATGGCATATACTTACACAACAAGGTCCTAAGTTTATAGTTTTATCATCTAAAACTGAAGGACATGCAGTTAGATTATTACAAACTATTAAAAATGCACTAGAGTATAGTGCAGAACTTAGAAGTATATATGGTTACTGGGGTCAACACTCTGCTAAACAATGGGCACGTACTGAGATAGTATTAAAAGATGATACTATGATTATGTGTAGAGGTACTGGACAGCAGGTAGTTGGATTAAAACATGGTAATCAAAGACCAACTCTAGTTGTATTAGATGACCCAGAAGATATGGTAAATACTAAAACATCTGAAGCTATGGAATATAACTTACGTTGGTTATTACAAAGTTTAGTTCCATCATTAGATGCAAGACGAGGTAGAATAGCTATTATTGGTACACCACAACATCAGCGTTGCATGGTTGAGATGTTATGTAAAACAGATGGTTGGGTATCAAAAAGGTATAAAGCGTTGCTAGATGATGGAACAGCATTATGGGAAAAGATGTGGTCTAAAGAAAAACTATTAGAAGAAAAGAAATCATTAGATTCTATTGGTAGAGTATCTTCTTTTTATCGTGAATATCAATGTGAGATAATTGGTGATGAAGACCAAATGTTTAAAGAAAGTTATTTGCAATATTATCAAGGACAATTTAAATTTATAGAAGAAGACCATTGTCTTGAGTTTGAATCTGGTAAAGTAATACCAGTAAATATATTTATGGGAATTGACCCAGCTAGTTCTGTAAAAAAACACGCTGACTACTCCACAATAGTCGTTGTTGCTGTAGATTCTAAGAATAACAAATACGTACTCCCCTACTATAGAAAAAGGTCTACACCTATGGAACTAGCTGATCACATTATAGAATACTTTAAAAAGTATAAACCTATGAAGACTAGAATAGAATCAGTAGGGTATCAAGAGATGTTAAGAGATTATTTACGTCAAAGAGCAGAAGAAGAAGGTTTATTTATACCTGGACTTGAAATAAAAGAAACTCCACGTAATAGTAAATCATCAAGGTTAGAAACAATGCAACCATGGTTTGCACAAAAAAAGATTTATATATTAGAAGATATGAATGAATTAAAAGATGAGTTATTAATGTTTCCTAGAGGCAAACATGATGACTTGCTTGATGGGTTGTATTATGCAACTAAACATAATTATCCACCCTATAATAAAAAAATAAATACAGAAAATCATCACTCCACCACTAATTTTGCAAAAAAAACTACAGATTGGATGGTTTCTTGAAACTTTTTAGTATTAAATTACTTTATAACTAATAGATACCACTATGGCAGAGAAACATCCAGAAGTAAAGAGAAATGAAGAACTCTTAACGGAGTATGCTTCTGTCCGTACTAAATGGGCAAGACAAGCAACTGAAGATAATGAGTATAGAAATGGTATGCAATGGACCAAAGAACAGGTCAATGAATTACGTAAAAGAGCTCAAGAGCCATTAGTAGTAAATGTTATATACCCTGCAGTAGAACAAGCTAAAGCTATGTTAACTGCAAACTCACCAAGATTTCAATCTACAGGCAGAGAAGGAAGTGATGTAAAAACAGGACAAACTATGTCTGATTTGATGAGTTGGATTTGGGAACAATCAGCAGGTAATACTGAGCTTAAACAAGCTATAGATGATTATTATGTCAAAGGCATAGGTGCACTTTTAACATATACCGACCCAAATGCAGATTATGGAAAAGGTGAGATATTTATAAAAGCAATAGACCCTCTTGACTTATACATATGCCCATCTTCGACTGACCCTTTCTCAAGAGATGCATCTAATATAATTATCTCACGTCTTTTCTCAGAAATGACTTTAATGGAAATGTATCCTGAGTTTAAAGATATTATTGAAAGGGCTAATGAAAGTCAAGTAGCTCCTACTGTAGAAACTATTAACTTTGGTTTAGAAGACCAGATTATTTCTAAGAATGAAATACAAAGTTATAATATGAACAATAGGGATGAAAGACAAATAGAAGTAATAGAAAGATATACTAAGATTCGTATACCACATTATAGAATATTTGACCCAAATTTAAATACCGAAAGAATTTTATCACCTGAAGATTTTGAATTGTATAAATTAAAAATAGGTTACAAAGTTTCTAATAAAACTAGAGATAGAATTATTACAGATGATAATGAAGTAAAACAATATGAAGATATAGAAAAAGAATTTGGTAATACTTTTCATTTAATGCAAAATCCTATTACTCAAGAACAAATGATGGTAAGAGGAGAAGAAACTCCTGTAGGTGTAAAAGATAGTACAACTATTATAAAGAAAATGACTTTTGCAGAATTAATAGAAACAGGAGATATTTTAGTTACAGAATTTGAAATAGATAGAATAAGACAAGTTGTATCAGCAGGTGGTCAGTTAATGTTTGATGCAATATTACCAATAGAAGATTATCCTATAGTTACTATGATGAATAATCATAATAGAAATCCTTATCCACAAAGTGATGTAAGAATGGTAAAAGGATTACAAGCATATATAAATAAAATTAGATCACTTATAGTTGCACATGCATCATCTTCTACTAATGTTAAACTTCTTATACCAAGAGGTTCTATGAATAGAAAACAATTAGAAGAAGAGTGGGGTAGAGCAGGTACTGCTGTAATAGAGTTTGACCCTGAATTAGGACAACCTATTGTTGCAGGTCCAGTACCATTACCTAATGAATTATATAAAAATGAAGCAGATGCAAAAGCAGATATAGAAAGAATATTAGGTATATATGCATTAATGCAAGGAGATACTCGTCAAATGCCACAAACCTATAAAGGTACATTAGCAATTGATGAATATGGGCAAAGAAGAATTAAATCAAAACGTGATGATATTGAAGGTGCAGTAAATCAAGTTGCTAAATGTGTATTGCAATATATACAAGCAACATATACTGTTCAAAAAGTAATACGATTATTACAACCAAACCATAAACCAAAAAAAGTAATTTTAAATCAACCAATATATGATGAAATCTCAGGTGAGTTTTTAGGAAAACTTAATGACGTAACAGTTGGTAAATATGATATTGTTGTAGTAACTGGTTCTACTTTACCATCAAATAGATATGCACGTTTTGAATATTATATGGAACTTTATAAAGCAGGTATCGTAGACCAAGTTGAAGTTCTTAAACAAACTGATGTTGCAAATGTAGAAGATGTTCTTAATAGAAAAGGTCAAATGCAACAAATGATGAAAAGATTGCAACAGCAAGATAAACAAATTAAAGATTTGCAAGGAGACTTGCAAACTGCACAACGTGAAACTATTCACGCTAGGCAGAGAGTAGAAGTTGAGAAATTCAAAACTCGACTTAGTTCAACTGCAAACAGGGCTGATTTAGCTACACAGCTTTATAAGTCAAGAAGTGAAGATGAACTAAAGAAAATAAAAAATGTCGTTGCCGAGGAAGAACCTACGAATGACACAATCATACCATTGGAGGATTAATGGAACAAATAGAACAAAGTAATGCTGAAGCACAGGTAGATAATAGAGTTGACGGTGCATTTATGTACGAAAACCCTACAGCAGATACAATACAACCTGAGCCTACAATTACTCAAACAACAAGAGTTCAAAATCAAGAAGTACCTCAAACTGAAGAAGCCAATCCAGTTGCTGAAGTACAACCAGAAGTATCTGCAAAAGACGACCCTAACAGAATAGCATATTGGCAATCACAAACTGATAAGGCAAAGAATGATGCAGCTATACTTGCAGAAGAAGCAAATAAATACAAACAAGCACTTGAGCAATTAAGACAATCATCAGTCTCCAATGAATCCCAGAATAGGCTACGTTCTGATTCAATTGAAGAGCCAATCAAACCTGAAAAACCTATATCCTATAATGAGGTTGATGCTTATAACGACCCAGAGAGTGATTCGTTTAAATATAGAATACAATATGATAAATATCGTGATGCACGTTTAGATTATGTAGAGCGATTAGAGTATGCTAGGCAAAAACAGCAACAAGCTCAATTTGCAAAGCAACAAGAAAGACAAATGGTTAATCAAGCATATACACAAGTACAAAATGCTTATGGATTTGACCAAGTAAAAGCTGCCGACTTTATCGGTTGGGCTCAAGATCCTAAAAACATCACAATGGATTCACTTGTAAAGCTATATAATATTCAAAAATCTCCTGGAATTAAACAACAACAAGTAGAGCAAAAAAAACAAGCTATTCAAAATCAAAATGAAGCTTTAAAAGTTCCTACAACAACAGCTGTTGCCCCTGGAACTTCACAGCCTCAAATGGATGATGAAGCTATGTTTAATGAAGCTCTTCTTAGTAAATCATATAAAAGAAGGAAATAATACAAATGGCTAAAAATCTTAGTGGCTCTGGTGTATTGTTTACTGATAGGCGAGATTTTTACATTAGTCCAGATGTAGTAAAAGAACTATGGACAGATGTAACACCTTTTACAACTGTAGTAGCCAATCGTGAGCAAAGAACACCAACAGACCCAGTTTTCAAAATGTTTGAACACAGAAATCCTTGGCAAAAGCAAGAGTTTTCTGCTGCTTCAAACCCAGCATCTTTGAATGCTGATAATTCAGAATCTGCTGCAACTGACGTGGATGGTATCGTAGGACTTTCAAGTTCTGTTGATGGTTCATGGGTAGGTTTAGTTTGTGAAGTTTTTGATTCAACTAAAACTACAAAGAGAGGACATGTATTAATTACAACTGCTGTATCTACATCATCTATTAAGTTTAAAAACTTAGATAGAAGTGCTGCTATAGACGTTGCTGATAATGATGTTTTCGTAGTAGTAGGTAATGCACATGGTGAAGGTACAACTGCACCTACTGCATGGTCTGATGAATTAAAAGTAGTTTTTAATAGTACACAAATTTTTAAAACACCTTTAGAAATTACAGGTACTTTAGAAGCTGCTGCTCTACGTGGAGAATCTTCTGAGTTGGCAAGACTTAGGATGCAAAAAGCACAAGAGCATAAGATTCAAAAAGAAAGAGCTTTCTTATTTGGTTCAAGTCCTGAGGGTACAAACCTTGGTGATGGAGGTCCAGCAGGAAGTGCAGATTCTTTTTCTGATTCAGCAGTAACAGATGTTAATAGTAATACAGTACGTACTACTAATGGTATTATAACTGCAATTGAAGACCATGGTTCAAGCTCAGGTGATGACCAAAATATCTTTACTATCTCAGAAGCTACATATTCATATAGCAACTTTGTGGATGATATGGAAAAAGTTTTCCAATATGTCCCTGAAGAAGGTATGAAAATGGCTTTTTGTGGTAGAGGTGCAATGAGTTATTTTTCTAAAATAGACGGTGCATCTGGTATTGCTGGAGCTTCAGGTTGGACAGTAAACTTAGGACCAACTGAAAGAAGTTCATATGGTTTTAACTACAGACAATTAGAATCTCCTCATGGAGTTCTTATGTTAATTCCAACACCAGTTCTTAGAGGACCACACAATAAGCAAATGCTTATCGTATCTGATGAAAACCTTTTTCATGCTGTATATAGACCACCAGTCTATCAAACAAACATCAAAACTGATGATGCATTTGATGGAGTAAAGGATCAATATATGTCTGATGAAGGTATTGGTATAACCTTAGTAGAATCCCATAAACTATTTACAATAACAGATTAAGGGAGGTAAACTATGGCTAGACCATTTCACGGAGGAACAATAGCAGGAGTTGAAAGTATAAGTGCTGCAACTACTCTAGGTAAATCAGATTCAGGAAAAGTTTTCATGATTACTGATTCTGGAGGTTCAGGATATACTATAACATTACCTACACCAGCTAATGCAGGAGTAGGTTTTCATGCTAAGTTCATTGTTAATGTAGCTGCAGGTGCAACACTCAATAATAGTGGTGGTGAGGATGTAATACTTAGTGATGGACAAAGTGATGTTATGGTAACACACTTTATAGATGCAAACTCTGATGTTGTTACTGATGATGCAAGTGATACTATTGCCTTTGACAATACAGCAGTAAAAGGAGACTTTATAGAAATTTTTACTGATGGTTCAATCTACTACGCTTATGGCGTTAGTGGAGTTAATGCAGGTATTACTGTAGCAACTTAATAAATAGTTAAGCAGAACTAGGGGTAAGACGTATAAAGGTTTTACCCCAAATCTGTTAGAAAGAAGAAATGTCAACATTTAAAACAAAAGTAGAAGATTTAATAGGTAGAACAATAACAGATACTGATGCATTAGATGATATGTTAGTATCTTCAGCAAGAGAAGTAGCTGATACTTTACCTAGAAAAAATCTTATTCAAAATGCTACACTCACAGAGGTTACTAGCAATCCAACTGATGTAAGTGATACTAGAATATTATCTGTAAATAGAAATGGTTTTTATGCTAATGAAGTACCATATGGACAATCTGCTAGAGTTGCTGATTCAGGTTCTATCTATTATGCTGATGCTACTCAAGATAGAGACCCAGTATTTTATTATAAAGGTAGTAGTTTATTTATTATAGATACACCTACATCAGGTGAAAAAGGTGAGATATTAAGTTTTGCATATCCTACAGTTTTTGATACTAGTAATAATATAAATAATGCAACTGCTATTGATAATTTTCCTAGTAGTGCTGAATATGCTGTTACATTAGGAGCTGCTGCAAAATTTATGGTAAAATTATCTTCTGAAGATAATGCAAATGAGGATATAGAATTGCAAAATGCAACGTTAGCTTCTGCACAAAACTTAGAACAAGATTATCGTGCAGAGTTACAAAGAATTAGAGGTCAAAAGTAAATAGTTATGACACAAAAACAAATGATAGAAATGGTAAGACAACATCATCCTACACTTAGTGAAGTACAAATTAGACTATTTTTAAATCAAGCTATGGATGATTTTTCTAGAAAAACAAGAATTAAAGAAGGTGCTTTTACATTTAGCACAGTAGCAGACCAAAGATATTATGGTTTGTCTGATGATATAATAGAAATAATTTCAGTAGATTATGATGGATATGATATTCCAAGATTAGGAACTAGACCAGAAAAGAGAGATATAACATGATGAAATCAGTACCAGCCCA